AACTACACCTGTTCAAGTTGAACCTACAACTACACCTGTTCAAGTTGAATCGACAGTTACACCTGTTCAAGTTGAAACAATCACTTACAACCCTGATAATGAAGAAAAAATTATATACACACCGATTAATAAAGAAACCCCAAATACTAGTATTGGTGAAAAAGATATTTATAACAGAGAATCCACTATAACTATTGAAGATATGGATAAAAAAATCGTAAAACTAGGATATGGTGAAATGGAGGCTAACAATAAAAAAAAAATTAAGAACATTCTTGGAATAGATATGAATTATTATGATTTCATTAAGAAGAAAAATAGGTTAAGAAAGTCATTACTGTCAAAGGCTACTGCGTAAATAAATAAATAAAACTACATTATAAAAAATAAATATGCAAAAGAAAACAAAAAATAACAATACATCAAAATATGCTATATTATTTACTATATTTGCACTTATAATCTATTTGATATATGTTGTATTTGCAAATGATAGTGATGTCAATGTTGATGAAATGATGAAACATATCAACGTAGGAGATGTCCCTTTCTAGGTTTCTCAAATTCAATAATGTAATCAGATTTAAACAGATTTTTTTGGAGAAAAAATATACAAATACATACACTGTTTGTGATGATTCGTTAAGTATTATTTTTTCATCATAAATTTAAAAAATAGAACATAATATTGGGATATAATTTCTTTTATGAAATTCAAAGAACTTTATTTTGAATTACAACAATCAATATAATACTGCGTATCTCTTTCATATATAATAATATATCTCAATAGTAATTATAACATGAAACTTGAATTGAAAAAATTCGATATTTCACAAATTACTGATGATAAAGTTGTAGTAATGATAGGAAAACGTAATACAGGTAAAAGTTTCTTAATTCGTGATTTGTTATATCATCATACGAATCTACCAATAGGAACAGTCATATCTGGAACTGAATCTGCAAATCATTTTTATGAAAATATGATTCCAAAAATATTCATTCATGACGAATATAAGAATGATATCGTTGATAATGCTGTTAAAAGACAGAAGATGATTTTGAAGAAAATGAACAAGGAAAATGAAATGTATGGTGGTGCAAACAGATCACAGTTAGACCCACGTGCTTTTCTTATTTTAGATGATTGTTTATACGATTCATCATGGACTAAAGATATTAATGTTAGAGCATTATTTATGAATGGAAGGCATTTAAAAATGTTCTTCATCATTAGTATGCAATATCCTCTTGGTATTCCTCCAAATTTAAGAACTAATATTGATTACATATTCATTCTCCGAGAGAATATTGTTGCAAATAGAAAAAGAATTTATGATAACTATGCTGGTATGTTCCCAACATTTGAGGTATTTTGTCAAGTCATGGATCAATGCACAGAAAATTATGAATGTCTGGTGATTGACAACACGACGAAAAGTAATAAACTCGAGGACACGGTATTTTGGTACAAAGCTGATACACATAATGACTTCAAAATCTGCTTACAACATTACTGGGATGTGAGCAAAAATATCTCATCTAATGATGATGATATAGAGGATACTTATGATCCTAGTAAATTGAAAGCTAAATCGAAAGGACCCAGAATCAGAGTAGAAAAAACAAAAAAATACTAGACTATCGGTGTTCCTGTTTATTACAAGATTAATGACATAATCCTATTCTAGTTGGAATAAGTTTCCAATTATGTTTAACAACTTTCATAATGATAGATTTATGTATCAATTGGTGATTGAAACTGTATTTATCTATCAAGGTATCCTCAGATATTATACTAGTATTTTGAAACTTGTTCATGTCATTGTTCAATTCCTAGAAGAATGCTCTGTATCTGGGATTCATTTTTATAACTGAATCTAGAATAGTATGATAACATACTCCTTTTCATAGATCACTTTTTGTAAAAATATAACAAAAACTGTTAAAAAACAATTATTAAGAGAATTTATTCATTAGTAGTTAATGATTTCATTTGATTCCTTAAGCATCGCATCAAATGTAGGTGCAGGTATGTATTCATATTTTACTTTTTGTTGTTTCATTAATTTATGAATCTTTTCTTCATAAATCCCTGATACTATCAAAAACATGGATAGAAATAAAAATGATACTATCAATACATTCATATTATTACTATTTAAAAATATTATTTTAATAAAGTTGATTGCACGATAATTTAATTAAGTCCCCAAACTTATATAAAGAATAAAGCGAAGGGAAAATCAAAGAACTGAATCCTTCCATTGTTCCACATTGGAATGCAGATATCACAACTCTGACCCACAAAACGAGAACAATTAAGAAGTATATAATAGTGATCATGAGCATTGTATTTTCATATAATTTAGTAGATTTTTCTTCAGCAAATGTTTCTTTTTTCATTGATTTTTTTAAAGCTAACAGTTCAAATATCATTTTATATAATACCACATTTTAATTTTCATTGTTCAGCTGGGTGAGTATTTTCTTGAAGACTATCTTTAACTTGTTCAATATTTGTATTTTCCAACGATTCAACAAGTTCATCTGCTTTGTCATTTTCATTATCAGATTCAATTTCACGTTGAGCTTCTTTTTGTTTTTCATTTTCTTCAATTCTTTCTTTTAATTCCGCTTTACGTTCAGCATAATGTTCGTTTTTAGATTGAATATTTTTCTCGTATTCATGCATCATTGTATTAAGTGAATCAATGGCATATTCTTGATCTTTGATTTCGCTTGGATTGGGATTCCATGGACACCAACAACCAACTTCTCCAATGAAAATAGGGAATTTATCCCTATCGAGTTTTCTTAGCTGTTCACAACGCACTTTAGCTTCTTCAATAGATTCATAGACACCTCGTACTTTAATACCTCGAATGTTTGTTTGAAAGTCATATTTTTTGTTCAATTCAGCATCGAGAACTTTCTTGTTGTTTTGAGTGAATACGTTAAACTCTTCATGAATTCGTTCGGGTTTAAAAAGATATTCGAATTCTTCTCTAATACTTCTGAATGTATCACTATCTGTTTTATACTGTTCTTCAAGACCATTGACAAGTTCATTCAACTTTTTGGATACATGTTGAACATAATTCTCAAAATAATATGTCTCTTTATTTTTAATAATTTCTTCGGGGCTCAAAAATGACATGCATGCATATGTTTGACCACGAATTACTGGATCTTGCTCTAAAAGATCTTTTTCTTGTACAGGAATCATATTGTATTTGATTAAATAAAAATGATAATTCTTAAATAATTTTTTTGTTCGTATAGAATAAAATGAACTCTCCTCGTTTTGACTTTATTGAAGTACTCATTAGAATGTTCAAATATCTTCTTGAAGGTCTTGTTGTTTCCACAGCTGCCTTCATGTTCCCTGGTAAAAAGAAAAACATGGATGAAATCGTTCTTATTGGTTTCATCGCCGCCGCCACTTTCAGTCTCCTCGATCTTTTTGCTCCCTCCATCGGTATTAGTGCTAGACAAGGTGCTGGTATGGGCATCGGTGCTAACCTTGTTGGATTCCCCTCTACTCAACAAATGAAAGTATCTGCCTAATACCCTAAATACTTTTTTCCATATTTGTTCTTGTTGATGTAATTTTTCTCTACTTTTCAGTAATGGAAAATATGATAAGTATTCTGATTGTCCTAACAATTGAATAAATTTATGAATGACGTATGAATAGGATAAAAAGTTTTTTCTATTTAAAGGACTATACTTCAAAAATGGTACTTGAATTTCTTTGAACATTTGCTTCAATTTATCTTCCAGTTCTGGTGATAAATGAGGATTGGGATTTCCAGTTATCCTATTTAAAATATATGGAACGTGCTCATAGTATTTGTTTATCTTTAACTTCTTAAGAATATCTTTGATTTTTTCACGTGTTATATCTTTAGAATCGTATATTCTTTGTTTCTTGAGTTCTTTCATAATGTTATCAAATACCTCATCAGGGATTTCTGTAGTCTCTTTACCTTGAATTTGATTTAACCACTCTGTATAATGATTTATTCTTTTGTATGAAAAATAGCTTATTTCTTTTGGAGGATCTTTATAAGAAGGTTTTTCATTATCTGTAATTACTTTTTCAATCGTATTACAATTTTGACAACAATAAATACTTTCATTAACATTAAAAATTAAACTATCTTCTCCGCAATGTGAACATACTGTTGCATCAATGTTATTTATCGTATTATCAATATAATTTATATCAGTATATGATAGATATTTATCTAACAATCCCGCTCTATTATTTTCATTTATACTGATATCCGTAGTATTATTCTTATTGTAAAAAAAATCTATAACACATTTCTTTTTATTATTTGAGTTTTGTGTTACAGTTTTTTTGCTTGTAGTTGTACCAATATTGTTTGAATTTTCTAATAATGAATAATACTCGAATAATACATCGCCAGTATTGATAAAATAATCTATTTCATATGTATTTTTTGATATTGAATCAACTAGCTTCTCAAGTTCACATATTCTATCCTTTAATTGAATTATCTCAACTAATTCACTATCTTCTATTTCTTTTTTATCTTTTTGTATTAATATGTCATGTTTAGTCTTCAATTCTTCTAAATCTGTCATATAGGATTCTAATTGTGATTTACTTTCAGAGAACTCTTTCATTTGAGTTTGGTGTCTTAAATCTAATGTTTTTGAACTCACTTTATAATTACATTGACGTTTATTTTTTTCCTTCGTCATGGTTTAATCTTTTATAGTTTGTGCGTAATTTTAATTTTAAATAGAATTTTTTTCTTCATATATAATAAATCAAAAATGGGTGGAGGACTTATGCAACTCGTCGCTTA